ATTACCAGGTAAAAAACAACCTCTAGCCGTTCCTACCTCATATCCCCTACTTCTATAATCTCGAATAATTTCCCAATTAACCAAAAAATAATCCAACATCTTTTTATCGTCAATTACTTTTAACTCATAATTTAGCCGATTAACATATTCTTGAATTTTATTTTTATCAATTTTAACTAAATTATTTTTCTGATATTCTTTTATTTTTTGTTGAAGTTTTGCAAAAGATAGTTTTGTTATTATTTCGCGGACATCTTTAGTGCCAAAGTATTTAATTATATCTTCCGTAGGTTCATATTTAGGAAATCTTTCCACCCCTATTTCGAAATCAAAATTACATTTTTCTGCCACCTCTAATGTATTTTTCATGCACAATTCTAAAAACTCTATTGGATAATTAAATCCAAACCTATAGTTAAAATCCATTAAATCTTGACTACTTGCATAAAATAAAGAACGAGTATTTAGTTTAAAAGAATTTGATAAACTTGAATGTTGGTTTATTGCAATTAATACATCTTGTAATTCTGCATCTTCTGGATAAGCATAATGCACATCAGAAGTAATAATTACTTTAACATTATATTTCGAAGCTAATTCAATCAAAAAACTATTATATGTTTTTTGAAATGGGAGTTCATTTAATTGTATTTCTGCATAAAAATCTTCTTTAAACTCATTTTTTAATAAAACAAAATATTCTTCTGCTTGTTGTTTTTCTCCTTTTCCTAAATATTTAGCAATTTTACTCGCAACACAAGCAGTCGAAATAACAAGTCCTTCTTTATATTTTAACAACCACTCGGTTTTAATTCTACCTCTACGATAAAATCCTTCTGCAAAAGACAAATATGCTAATCTATTAGCATTAACATATCCTTGTTTGTTTTTAATTAAAATAATTTGGTGAGCATTCCCTCCTTCATATTTTTTCTCCTCAAACTCACCCATTTTATCATTAACATATGCTTCAAATCCTAATATTGGTTTTATCCCTGCTTTTTTACATTTAGTATAAAATTCAAATAAACCAGAAAGAGTTCCGTGATCAGTAATTGCTATTGCTGGGTGATTATACTTTTTTGCCAATTTAATATAATCGTCAATTGAGCCACACCCATCTAAAATGCTATGAAAAGTATGTAAGTGCAAATGAACAAAAGGAATATTCTTATCTTTTTTGATTAAAACTTCCTTTTGTTCATTTGTTTGTTTTTTGTCTAATTTTTTTTCCGAATTATTTCGTAAGTCTATAGATTCAATATCCATGCCTCGTTATACGTTTAAAAAAACAAAAAGTTGCATTTCTTTTTAATCATAATTACTATCAATGTCTTGTGTAATCTTTATTGCACTTTTTCTTATTTTATTAACATAACGACCTATTTTAAAGCTTATTTGTCTTGAATTACTTGCACTGTTTCTTTTTTTTGGATATTTTAAAAATTCGCCAATTGATTCTTTTAATAAATCATGTTTTATTCTAATTTCTTTAATTTGCTGTTCTATATTATAATAATCATCCATTCGTCAACTCATCTAAATCATCAAAAATTTGTTGAGTGTTTTTTATAGTATTTTTGTTTGCCGTGAATAATTTATTGTCTTCTACCACATCAGCTTCAACATACTCATAGTTTTTAAAAACACCTAAATCTTTATCAATATTTTCTAATAATTTTTTTGTCTGTTTTTTTACTTTATTGTTTTTTTCAAAAAGTGTATTTTTTACTTGTTCTTTTATTTCCAAAACATCTTTTTCTGTTTTAAACAATTCAGTTATTAAACTATTCATTCTTCTTTCTGAATTTATTTTATGTTTTTTAATCTCCGATAAAGGAGTTTCTCCACCAGTTTCTCCACCAGTTTCTCCACCAGTTTCTCCACCACCCATTTCCATGCCAGTTTCTCCGCCACCCATTTCCATGCCAGCCTCTCCACCACCTAATGCACTTCCAGCACTAAAAGTATCTCCTCCTCCAGCCTCTCCACCAGATTCTCCATTGTTATTAATTTGTGCATTTGCAATAGCATCTTTATCTTCGTATCTTTCATCTAAATCATCAAACAAGCCAATTTTTTTATAAGTTTCAACAGAACTTTCAATCTCGGCAAATATTTTTTTCTCAACTTTTTTCTGTTTTAATATAAGTTTTATGTCAGATTTAGAAAAACCTAAAATGTTTTCCATTGCCCAAGTATACGAAGCAGGAGCAGTAGTTTCAGAATTAAAAAATTCTTTAAAAACTTCTAATCTTGCCTTCATTGTTTCAAGCTTCAACAACTCTTGTTGACTTGAAGGATTCGTTAGAGATAAATTAAAATTATCTATATCATTATCAAACCCTAAAAAATGTAAATGTATATTAGCAACTCGTCTTAGCTCTAATAATATAGCTCCTTGTATAGAATTAATTGTTCTTGCAAATCTTAAATCTGCTTGAGATAGTGTGCTTCCAGCTTGTAATCCCTCGGCAAAATTTAAATAAGCTTTAGGAACTTGTAAAGCTGCAAACAATTTGTTTTGTAAATATTCTATATCCTCAATATCAGAAAGATTAGAAGCACCTGGTAAAGTTTCAATTCTTGAAGATTTATCTCCGCGAATTGGTATCCAATAATCTTCAGTAACATTTTCTGGATTATATTTTTGAGCAACGTTCCCATTTCTCTGATTTACCATAGATTGTTTTCTAACTTGATTTTGTACCTTCCCCATATAAGTTTTAATGTCAGTATCAGGAAGATTTCCTACTTCAATATAAAAAATTCTTCTCTCTGGTGCTCTTGTTATACGATATACCAACATAGAATCTTCGGCTAATTGCAATTGTTTCCAAAGCTTTCTTGAAGAATCTAACATACTCCTACCATAAGGAAGTTTTCTACTGTCTTCTAATAATCGAAAATGAGCAACTTGCCATTCTTCAAAATAATCTCCTGTGGTTTCCCATCTAAATCTAACAGAATCAGTTCTTCCATCATAACCTTCCTCTCTGTGAACTTCTTCGGGGGGCAATGTCAAAAAATCATAAATTCCAACCTCTCTATCAATTTGCAACATTACAAAATAATCCCCATATTTAATCAAATCTCGTATCCATAATCTTAAATTATATTCTATATTTAACACATTATGAAACAAATCTTTTAAAACCTCTTTAACTCTTGAGTTTTCTGAATAAATTTCTAATATAGAACCTCGTTCGCTTCTTGTCAAACACTCATCTCGAATAATATTCATTGCTGTTGAAATTTCTGGACTTCCATCCATTGCACGAAAATCTTGATAAGCCGATATTCTATCGGTGTCATAATAAACTGTACGAGTATATAAATCATGAGAAATTTTTGTTACCTGCCAATCAAGAAACTGCTGTTGCATTTCCTCTTTATCTCCTTGTTGTATTTTAGGGGCACTTTGACTTATCTGATCAACATTAGCACTGCTTTTCTTTCTTCTATTTGCATTAATAACATCTAATACATTACCAAAAACCGTTTTATTTTGTTCTGTCATTTTTAGAATTTATTCATTTTTAATAAATATAAACTTTTTTTAAAAGTTTTTCAAATATTTTTTTTAACTTAATAACCAACCAATATCATCGTCATCGTCATCGTCTGCTTCTTGAAAATCATTAAAGAATAATCCACCAGCACCTGGAGGAATATCTTCAACATCAGCAGGAGCTTTCTCTTTTTCATTTAAAGTACTGTGAGCAACCCCATCTAATGATTGTGAACTATATCCAATAGCGTTTAACATACCCCTATACATTTCTTTCGATTGTATTACATTTTCATATTCTGTATCTCTAACAAATAAAGCAATTGCCAATGCAAAAATTAAATCATCATTTTTTCCTCTCTCCGCTTCAGGTCTTTCTCCATTTTGTATAAATGTTCTAAATTCTGCCAATAAACGTTTTGAATATATTCTTAATGAACCATCTCTTAAGTGAACTCTAATATTATTAATAATTAAAGGTCGAGTTCTTGAAGTTGTTTGAAAACCTGGTATAGTTTCATCTGTTTCAACTTTGTAATCATAAGGTCGTACATAAATGTCTTTAACGCTTTTAGAAAAAAACATATTTGGATAATTCATTTTTCTATGTAAATCTATAGCAGTTGCTAAACCAAAACTATTTCCCTCAACTACCAAATAAGCACTTCCATAATCTCTACCAATCTTTTCAATTAATAAAGCAAATAAATCTGGAGCAATTTTGCCTCTATATTCACCTACCACCTCAAGTGTATCAACATCAATAATTTGTATTGTCGAAAAATCTTTACCATCTCCCCTTGCAACATCGCAACCTAATATGTAGTTGTGACCTTTAACGTATTTTTTAAAAATATGGAAATTTGTTTCATATTGCACAAACCTTTTACCTTGTTCAGCTTTATGATCATAATAAATTTTATTTTTTACTATTTTTTTGTATTCATCTAATAAAAGTCTTTTTTCATACTTGGTTATTAATTCATTCTCAATTGCTAATCGTTTCGAACCTTCAAAAGATAAATCTAATTCTTGTGCGATTTTTACATTATCGTAATTATAATCTTTTAGTCTTTCTTCATACCAAGGACTCCAATAAACCTTTTCTCCCTCTGGTGTAACTTTAATCTCTAATCCATCAGCACAATATTTATTTTCAGTCCAATGAACAGTCATAGAATGAAAATTATTTTCTTTGTTTTCTGCCCTTA